TCCAGGATAGTTTCTTCGGTCTTCACGTTGATTGCCTTCCCTTTTCTATCTGGATTTGGATCTTTTGCATTCTTACGACGAAATGCTCTCTCCTCTTCATCCTTGGAGAGATTGCGCTTCATTTTGCTAGAACCGCACTTTGGTTTTGTTGTTTGTCCTGGTTGTCTGGCACAGGGTTTGCCTGCATATTTGCCACCCAACTGAACCCACCCAGGCTTGCCATCAGAAGACTTACTCTTGCTAAACCAGTCACGCAAAGAAGAATCACCACTTTTCGACTCACTCATCCCTCCGCCGTTACCATTACCATTTCCGTTACCATTGAGTGGTTTATCGATACCGACTTCTTCTGGTTCTTTTCCGCTACCAGAAAATCTTGCAGTCACCTTCATTCCCTTAGGGATAGGTTTACATACTTTATCAGTATAGCAGTAAAAATATCCTGCCTTACACTTGCCGTTCTTAGCCATTCAACTGAGTGGATATTCTTTATTATTTATCAACCATCAAGTGCTACAGTAAGACCAAGAGACATACCTGGAAGTGAAGTCCAAGAAGTGCCGTCATAGAACTCCATTTTCTTGGTTGTTGTATTATAAATCATCGCTCCTTCATTAAAGGTAGCAGCATCTCTTGCAGTGGTTGTATATTGCGGCATATAGAATGCCGTTCCAACTGTCGCAATACCAGATACATTCCAGTTTCTAGCGGTTGCCTCATCATATGTAATATCACCAGTAACATTTAAGTTGCCGCTTAATGTTAAATTAACTCCTGTTGCATTTTCTGCTAATTCAGATGCAGCTCCACCACCGACTGCTGTACTAGCAATACCAACCCACTTGGATCCATTATAAATGAGAAGTTTTCCTTGACCAGTCGTTCGATCAAAAGTGACATCATCAAGATCATGAATGACCCCAGCACCACCTCCACCAATGGTGGCAATTTGCTGTTGGATTCTATTGATGAATGTTCTGTAATGATTTTGAAACTGATCTAAAGTTACAAATTTTTGATCCAAAGGAGTTAATGGATCTGTAGAGTTATTTGTGGATGGATCTCCAGGTAAAGTTGGATTATCCTCAGTTAAAAGTTTTTTTTCGTTTATCTCTGAGATGGTCTCTTCGAGATAAGCAATCTTTTCAACTAACTCTTTATTTTTTTCTTCTAATGTATCTAACTGAAGTCTTTCAAGAACTTCTTTTATCTCTTCCTTTACAGTTTCAATATTTTCATTCTGTTTCTTGATATGTTTTTCATTAACAACCAGGTCCATTTGAAGACCTTTCATTTGTTCAGAAATATTATTTCTAAATTTTCCTACTTCTGTCTTAAGAGCAGCATGATATGTTTCATTGGAATTAATTAAAACGCCTTGAATTTCCCTAAGATCCTCAGTAACAGTTTCTTCTAAAAAATTAAATCTTTTATTATATTTTTCAATCTCATTAGAGTAACTCTCTAATTTTTCATTATCACTAATTTCTCTTTTCTTAAAGTCTTTATAGAGATTACTGTATGTCTTGGAGATAGAATCGATCTCCTCCTTATATTCATCAATTACTGTCTGAAGTTCCTGTATCTTTTCAGCAGTTTTTTCAGTTACATCTCCAGAAACAAAATCAACCTTTTCCGATAAAGAATTTACTTTTGCAAGAACTTCTTCTTCTAATTCTTTTACTTCTTTCTCAGACTTAAGTTTAGTCTCAATTAAAAGATTATTATACTTGGGTATCTCAGTCTCTGTAAATATCTTCACTTTTGCATTGAGACTTTCAATAGTTTCTTTGTATGAATCTATTGCATTTTTGATGGTCTCTTCAGTTTTTAACTCTGTTTCAGCAAAAAACTTCTTATACTTAGGAAATTCTTCTTCTACTAAGTTACTTACATTTTTGTTGAGGTCCTCAGCAGTCTCTTTAAACTCCTCTCTAACAGTATTAATTGTGCTCTGATTGAGAGATTCAACTTCAGATAAAGCAGTTGTAACCTCTTTGTTTACATCTACTCTAATCGTATCTAAGTTTTCTTCTACCTTATCCTTAAACTGTCCAAATCTATCGTCAACTCTAATCTCAGACTCTGAGATTAATTTCTTATACTTTGGTACATCAATACTCAGAAATCCTTCAACAGAAGTTGACAGACCTTGAAAATCTTCTTTAATCTGATCAACTGTTTCTCCGTTGATAGAGGAGATTTTAGATTCAATTTTTGATATTGATTCTTCTACAAAAAGAAGTTGGGCCATCATGGCACTATCTAAATCTTCTTGCTTAAGTAAACTTTTTATCTCATCTTTGATAGTATCAACTTCACTAGATACGTTCTCTACCTTTTCTAAGTTTTCTCTAAAACTGTCAAAGGTAGAAGTGAAGTCGGATAATGATTTAATATGATTTAGGTTTGTTTTAAAAACATCAAATGCTTCTGAAACCTGTTCGATCTTTTCTGGAGACGCAGCAACATACTCCTCTTTTACTTCATCGAGAGGAGTCTTTTTATTATTTCCAAAAAAATCTGAAGGCTTCTTTAGTGCCACGTTTAATATATCTCCTGTATTTTATTATTTATTGTCCTCTTTTAATCCGTTCTTGAGCATTTTTGCTAAGTCTGCTGTAGATCCAACAAAAAGTGCATTGTTAACGGTTGATGGACCTTTTTGAGTTTCCTCTTCCACATCTTTAAGTTTTTTCTGCAGATCCATTAACTTATCCGTCGCATCAGCAACGTTTTTAATTAACTGACCCGCAACTTCATATGCTCTAGGCATTTCACTTTCTTGTGCTAACTCAAGAATACCATTAATTGCTTCTTGACCCTTTTCAATTATACTATAAAGATTACCTCTAGTATAATCATAATCTTTTCTGACATCATCATTATTTGATTTTAGAGTATCTTTTATATCTTTTTTAACAATCTCTGCTTCAACAATATCATTAGTGACATTGAAAGTTTTGTCTAGTTTAGTAAATTTATCTTCCATCAGATAAATCCGCCATCAAATCCAAAGTCATCCCCATCTTCGATCAGAGCACTATCTACACCAATAGTTCCGACACTTGGTAATGTTGTGGTACTGTAGTCGATGCCTTTGACTTCTGCTCCAGAAACATGCTTTTCTGGTTTTGTATTATCTCTTCCTCGATCAACATTGAGTGTATTTCCATTTTTGGATTTGACGAATAATTCCTCATCTCCAATAAAGATATACTTATTTGCTTTGATTCCACTTGCGTCAGCAACTTCAATTGTTTTCTGTGTTGCTGTAACGTCTGCCGCCAAGTTAGTAACAACATTGTCAACATAAGACTTAAGTGCTCTTGCAGTAGCAGAGTAAGTAAGTTCTCTCCTTGAATTTGTAGTATCTGTTCCAGAAAGGTAACTGACAGTAGACCTTTTGATGATGTTCTTGGAAGCAGAAGAAGTGGGACCAAACAGATATGTTTTCGCAGTAAATCTTAGAGTGTAGTACAAAACTCTTCTAGTGCTAAAATCACCCTCATAGTCATCCTGCATTGTCACGCTTTCCAATACAATTGGAACATCTCTCTTTTCTTTAATTTGATCTACCAGTTCAATAGTCAGATTATATGCTGGTTGGAAATAAGGTAATATTTGTTCTACAATTTGCAAAGCATCATCATTCAATTTAGTGTAGATGCTTAACTCAAATGCCATGTTATAGGGAACGGGCATATAAGTTGTCTTAGTTTCACTAGAATCGTCCTTATCTTTCGCTGTGAAAGTTTGGGTTGTAGTTACTTTTCTAGATGGATCATATGTTAATCCAGTAAACTCAAACGACATTCTTGGCAATGTAATTGCCATTGGTTTGTTGAGATCTGGAGACTGCTCTATTCTTGCTAAAAACTTTTGGGTAGGACCATATGCTAGAGGCACTCTTATAGAAGAACCATCTTGCTTTATTTCTAAGGCATTAAAAAGTGTTCCGAAACCGATGATAGTTCGTCTAAGGATTTCGTTGTAAAAGTATTCAAACATAATTAAGTCCTTATGTTAGTAATTCCCAATTTATTATTATTTAGGGAATACCAAATGGGTTCTGTTCGCTAAAGTCTAGAATTGAATCTGCAGCTGTTTCTATATTAAAGTTATCTGCATAAGGATCATTATCTATGGTCTTATCGACGCTTCTCAAAGCTCTAGATGCACCAGAAGTTGATCCTGTCAGAGTCTCTCCTGCAGAGAACGATCCATTGACATTGGCGATTTCTAAAATGTTTGTAGTAGAATCCCAAGATCTAACTCTTGCTGTCGCTTCAGATGTTCCACCAGTGACTATCTCATTGAATACATAATTACCAGTATTTGTTCCTGAAGTAGGAGCAGAGATAGAAATAGTTGGTGCTACGGAGTAACCAAGACCAGCATTTGTTATGAAAATATTTGTAATAGTTCCACTAGCGCCTACGATAGAAGTTGCAGATGCGCCAACGGTTGTTACACCTGTCTTGAATATTTCATTTGTAAATACAATATTTGGTTCAATAATATATCCACCACCAGGATTTGTGATTGTAACAACTCCAACAATAGAATCTCCAATAATTGCAGTCGCAGCTGCACCAGTTCCAGTTCCATCGGTGGTGCTAAACGTTACTGAAGGTGCAACAGTATATCCTGATCCTGGATTAGCAACATCAACTCTTTGAACTGACTGGAATCTTGGATTTGAATTAAGGTTACATACATTAATTCCACCAATCATTGATGCGATGCCTACAGCAGTTGTGCCTCCTGCTGGTGCTGAAGATATTCCAACAGTAGGAACCATTCCATAACCACCACCTCTATTTGTAATGTCAAACGACCTCACACCACCATTAACCAACCCAGTGACAGCAGTAGCATTAACTGCTGTTCCAACCATTGTTAGAGTTTGAGTAATTCCCTGAATGGTGCTAATGCCATCATCAGTCAATCCATCAGTCTCATCACCCAGCAACTCATTATCAATATCTTCAATTCCCGTTGAAATTTCTTCATTCTGATACTGGAAGAGTTCGCAATATAATTCATAAACATACAAACTTTGCAATTGATAATATGGTTTTGCATATTCAATATCTTTAATTTCATAAAGACGATCATCTAAAGGAAACCAAATTAAATCACCACCTTTAGGGCGGGTGGTTAGTTTTACATTTGCTTTACCCTGAATCAACGGGGTAATATAGTTTTCATATCTTTCTCTCGATATGATGAGTCTTACTTCATCTTTTGACTCAATACCAAACTTAGATAATACGTCTCCAGCACCAGAGTATGCGTCATAATTATCAACGTATGCTTCAATCGGCAAAGCATCATCAAACTTAGATTTTACAACTTCTCTAATGATAGTATTTTCTTTCAAATATTTTCTGGGAATATAATATATGTCAACACCATACATCCTCAACTGTTCGTTGATTAAATCCTGAACAAGATTTTGCTCGGAAGAAGTGCCTTGAGTGAAGAAAGGATTTAAAACCATCAGCCTATCATGTCAAGTGGGGGAAGTTCATAAGTGCTCGACATTACCTCTCTGATTTTATCTAGTTCTTTCTCTGCATCATCATATATCTGCCTTCCGTTAAGTTCGATTCCACCTGGAAGTTTAACTCCCTGGAACTTAATTAGGTTCTGTCCCCACTGTCTCTTGATAAGTGCTGTCAAATAACGCTTTAGGAAACCATCATTATAAACTCTTGGGAAATCGTTGGGATTAAGTAATCTATAACAATCAATAACCAAGTAATCATCTACACTGACGCTGGCCCAGTCAATATCCAAGTAAAGTCTATCTTGTCTTATATTAAATCTAATCTGCTTCTGTGTTGTCAATGCAAAGTCAATATCCTCAAGATATCTCTTTGTCATTGCATAGGTCAAAATTTCTGTTGATCCAAAGTAGTAAATATCATTCAAGAATAACTGATACTTAATACTAAACATATTGTTGGTGGTTGTGTTA